GTATTAAATTTTGTAGGTACAGGTGTTGTTGCTACTGGTAGTGGTTCAACTAAAACTATAACAATTACAAGTGGTTCTGGTCCTATTGGTCCTACTGGTCCAACTGGACCTACTGGACCAGAAGGTCCTACAGGACCTACTGGACCTGCTGGTGCAGATTCTACCGTAGCTGGACCTACTGGTCCTACAGGACCGACTGGTCCAACTGGACCTACTGGACCTACTGGTCCTTCTGGTTCTGGTGGTAGCAGTGATACTGCACTAGAACTTAATGGTGGTGTAACTTATGATCCAAGTTCAACAGGTAGTGGAACTGATACAGCTTCAGATGTTGCACTATCGATAGGTTCTGGCGCAAGAATAGTTGGTCATGCAGGTGGTTATATACGAACATTATTAGAATGGAATAGTAGTTCTAATTTAGTTATTGGTAATCAAAATACTGCTCTTATTCAAGAAGTGCAAATAGGTGGAGGCAATGCTCATGGTGTTGAATTATATGATTCTAATACAAAAAGATTAGAAACTACATCTTCTGGTGTAACAGTTACTGGATTGTTAACTGCAACAACCAAATCATTTGATATAGAACATCCAACAAAAGAAAGATATCGATTACGCTATGGTTCATTAGAAGGTGCAGAGAATGGTGTATATTATAGAGGACAAACAGATTTAGATTATATTGAATTACCAGACCATTGGATAGGATTGGTTGATGAGAAATCAATCACAGTACAACTTACACCAAAGGGTAAGTTTCAACCATTATTTGTAAGAGACATTGAAGACTTAATAATACTAGTAGATGGTGTTCAAGGTAATTATTATTTTGTAGTATTTGCAGAACGTAAAGATGTAGATAAACTGGTGGTAGAATATGAGACTAAAGTTTGAAATACTATCTGATGATTCTATAAATGTTTTAGAATCTGATTTTAATGGAGAAGAATTTATAAAAATAACAAGAGAAAACAATAAACTTATATTGTTAGTTGATGCACCAGAACAGGTAGATATATACGATGGCATCTTACACGAGTAGTCAAACAGGAAATTTTAGTGCTTCGAGTACATGGGGTGGTGGTGGTGTACCTAATTCAGATGGTGATACATTTACTATTACAAATGGTCATACTGTTACAGTTGATGGCTCTATAACTGTTCCTACAAATGGGTTTGGCGATTCTAATATATACGGTGTTTTGAAAGCAGGGTCAGGCGCAGGAATATTGAGGATGGATGGTAGACTATATATAAACACAAATGGTTTGTTATGGTTACAAGATGGTGCTGAAATACAAATTACAGGTACAAGTGGAGAAACTCATGGAATATATATTGAGAATCAAGATGGTGCTTCTGTAATTATGGAAGGTTCTGATGGTATGCCATCAACAACTATATCATCTACAACGAATGAATTGTCAACTTCATTACCTTTAACAAGTGCTAGTAATTTTGCGGCTGGTGAATGGATTGCAATTTATGATAACTCTAATACACAAAATACAAATTCTGCTGTAAGATTTAGACATGAAGGTTTTTGGATACACGATGTATCAAGCAATACTGTTTATTTAAGAGAATTAGTAGGACCAGAAGATGTAACAGTTACAAGCTATAGTGGTTCAGATATTGTTGTATCTAATGCTAGAAAATTTAAAAAGAATAAACGTATTGTATTTGGTACAGGTTCAAATCTAAATGCAAAAAATATAACATCTATTAATTATTCAACAAATACAATTACTTGTGATTCATCTATATCTGGTAATCCAACAGGTGTAACTGTTTATCATTCTGGTACAGAAAAAAGACATTCATCTGGAGAAAAAGTTCGTAAGATAGCTACTGTTACAACAGCAGTTTCTAACTCAGGAACTAATACAATAACAGTAGCAAATGCAAATATGTTTGCAAATAACGATATTATCTTTATTGAAAACAGAAGTGAGTCTGCTAGTACCTCTGATTATGGTACAAGTTTTGGTACAAGTTATTATCATTATACAGTACAAAGTGTATCTTCAAATACAATAACACTTACAGCTAATTTAGCTTATAAAGCAGTTCAAGGTGCATTAGTTACAAGAATTACTAGACAAATAAAAGTGGGTACAACATCAACAAATGATTATGGTTATTTGTATGGAGAGTATTATAGCAGTAATTATAATAGAAAGTTAATTTTAAAAGATGTTCACTTTGAAAACTGGGGTAGTAATAATAGTAATTTTTATCGTGGTGTTGTTGTAAGAGGTTATTACTCAACTGCAAGTTTACCAGTTACACTTGCTAATACAGTACCATCTACGAATCAAGGTGGTTGGGTAGAAGGTTTAGCAATTAAAGCAAGACAAACCACAACAAGTGACCACGGAAATTTATGGTTTTATGATGCAAGATATATGACAGGTGTTGCTTGTATAGTTTTATATGGACATGATGGTATTGAGACATGGTACGAGCCTGGTCAAATTATGACGAATTGTATTACAGCAGGTACAGAAGGCTTTATTTGTAGACATGAGGGTAATGTAGAACGTGGAGAATTAGCTTATTTATATCATTCAAGAGGAACTTTTGGAGCAAGAGTAATAATACAAGATGAAGAATGTATGGGACAACATCATTGGATAATAGACGGTTGCAGATATGGTCTTGAAGCACCTCACTCAGATGGATTATTTAGAAGATTTAAAGTATCAGGTACACGATATGGAAACTATTCTAGTGGTGGTGGTGGTATAAGAATACTTGAAGGTGAATCAAAATTTTTAAGTGCATATTCAAATCAAAATCAACAAGGTCATTATTATGCAGGTCAAATAAATAGAGGTATGGGTGTTCCTAGACATGTTGTATTTATTGAAAATGATTTTGAATATGATTCAATAAAAATGTTTGGTTTTAATGCAGTAATGACTTGGGATAGAAATGAACAGGCATGGTTCTTTGAAAGAAAAAATGATAATGATAATAATCCTGCTATTACACAATACATTTATATTCCGTCAAACACAGAAGTTTATGTTAGTTGTAAAGTAAAATTGGTAAGTGGTTTTTCTGGGACATACCCATATCTTGATGCAAGACCATCTACTAACTCATTGACAGAAAATATAATAAGTAACTCTGCTTTAAATACATCTGTATATGCAACAGATTGGAAAGCGGCACAATATACTTCAAGTGCGGCAAGTGATTATGAAGAAAAACAAATTACATTAACTGCTGTACCTTATCCACAATATTGGAAAATGGGAGTATATAGTAGTAATAGAAATGCATCAGAAGGTTTTTATGTAAAAGATTTTCAGTGGTCAATGGATACACCTTATCCAAATCAAGGTTTTCCTATATTTAATGCAGGAATTCTTGATCCAAACTATACACATAATGTTGTTAAACAAGGGCATGGTGAACAAAAAATAAGATTAGGTGGTAGAATAAAATGAATGATGTATTAATTACTCCAGCAAGTCGTAAGATTGAGTTTAAAGATTCGAGTTCAAATATTGATGCAAAGATAGAAACAGATACATCTGGTAATTTATCTATTACTAATGCAGGTGGTGATATTGGAATAGGAAACACAGCAACTGATTTATATATAGGTAATGGTACAGCTAATGTTGATATTATATTTGAAGCGGCTGGTGAAATACGTGGTGCTACAGGAATAAACTTAACACTAGGTCAATCAGATAGTAATGTCATTGTTAATGCGGCTAATGCTTCTCTTGATTCTTCTGGTAATCTTGATGTTTCTACTATAGTTGCAGGTCGTACTATAAATGCACAAACAGGAACATCTTATACATTTGTTATTGGTGATAGATTAAAAATTGTTACTCTAAACAATAGTAGTCCAATTACATTGACTATTCCCCCAAATAGTTCTGTTGCATTTGCTGTTGGCACATCTATTGACATTATACAATTAGGGTCAGGACAAGTAACAGTTGCAGGTGGCAGTGGTGTAACAGTAAATTCTACACCAACGCTCAAACTTCGAGCGCAGTATTCTGTTGGTAGTTGTTTAAAAATTGCTACTAATCAATGGATTTTTATGGGTGATTTAGCGACTTCATAATGTTTACAAAAGGTTTTATATCATCTGGTAATACATCAACATCTGCTATCCCTCAGTTAGCAGACTTTCTTGTAGTTGGGGGTGGTGGTGGTGGTGGAACAAATGGTAATTTGTCAAGTGCTGGCGGTGGTGGCGGTGGTGCTGGTGGTGAAGTTAATTATATTACTAATAGAGGATTAACTGCTGGTGTTACCTATACTATTGTTGTTGGTGCTGGTGGTTCTGTTAGTGCTAATGGTAACGCTAGTAGTGTTAGTGGTTCTGGATTTACTACCATAACATCGATTGCTGGTGGTGCTGGTGGTAATGGTGGTTCTAGTTTTGGTTCTGCTGGTCAAGTTGGTTCAGTTGCTGGTGGGGGTGCTGGGGGTTATTATGGAATGGCAGTTCCTAATTGGCAATCATACCGATACTCTGGTGGTGCTGGTTCAGGAAATATAGGTGCTGGTGGTCAGTCTGGTAGAGGTGTAGATCAATCAGGAGGTGGCGGTGGTGGTTATCAAACTGATGGTTCACAAGGTGGTTTTAGAACTGGTGGTAATGGTGGCAATGGATTTACTTCAACTATAACAGGTTCTTCTTTTGTTGTTGGTGGCGGTGGAGGTGGTTCATCTAGAAGTACAGCAGGAACAGGTGGCACAGGTGGTGGTGGCAATGGAACTTATGACGGTGGTCCAGCAGGTAGTGCAGGAACTGTTAATACTGGTGGAGGTGGCGGTGGTGGTTATGCTGGAGGAAGTGGCGTTGTTTATATTAGAATTGCAACAGCTTTATATTCATCTACAATTACTGGTTCACCAACAGTAACAACTGATGGAAGTTTTACTATTTTAAAATATACACAAAATGGGACGTATGTACATTGAGACAGAACTGGCAAATGTGGCAAGGTGTTTCACGTGAAACAATATCTTTAATACAATCAGAAGCTGATAAAGAATCATTTACTGATGCAAAAATTTTTTCTGGTGATAGTAAAAAAATAAGAAAATCAAATATCAAATGGTTGTCTAATAATTTACAAATAAGAGAAATACTTTGGAGTTTTGTTTCTCAATCAAATAGAAATGCTTTTGGATTTGATGTCACTTCGATGGGTGACATACAATATACAGAGTATGATTCTAAATATAAAGGTCATTACAATTGGCATCATGATATTCAGTGGGATAATACAAATGCATATGATAGAAAGCTTTCTATTACTATACAATTATCTGAATCTGATGATTATGAAGGTGGTGATTTTGAGTTTAGTGAATGTGAAACACCAGACAATTGTAGAAAATTAGGAACTGTATTAGTATTTCCATCTTATTTACAACACAAAGTATCACCTGTTACAAAAGGAAAAAGAAAAAGTTTGGTCGGATGGTTTGAAGGACCACGCTGGAGATAACAATGGTTGACCCAATTAGTGCAATGGCAATTGCAGGTTCAGCGTTTAACGCACTCAAGCGAGGTGTATCTATTGGTCGTGATATAGAATCTATGGGTAAAGATTTATCTCGATGGATGTCAGCAATATCAGATGTTGATAGAGCACATCATGAAGCTAAAAACCCACCAATATTTAAAAAAATTTTTTATGGTAAAAGTGTTGAAGAAGAAGCTATTCAATTATTCACACAAAAGAAACAATTAGAAAATCAAAGAGATGAACTACGTAAGTTAATTTCATCTATGTGTGGTCCACAAGCTTGGCAAGAATTACTCAAGATGGAACGTGATATAAGAAAACAAAGACAAGAAACAATGTATGCTCAACGAGAAGCTCGTCATCACTTCCTTGAGTTTTGTGCAATTGTTTTATTAATAGTTTCTGTTGTTGGATTAGTTACTTTGATTCTTTATTTTTATTACAATAGGAGATACTAATGAGTGCAGAAGAAGTAGCAAGAAAACTTTTAGAGTTAAAAATATTACCACGTTTTATGATGTTATGTATGACAGGTGTTTACATACGTTGTATCGAGTGGGCATTATCTCAACCAGATTTATCAACACAACAAGCAAGTCTTATATCTGTTGTAACTGGTGCTATGACAGGTAGCCTTGCTGTCTGGTTAAACTCGGAGAAACATTAATGCTTGGTGTTATTAGTAAAATTCTTGGGTCAGATAAAATTTTATCTAAAGGCATGGACCTTATTGATTCCATGCATACAAGTGAAACAGAGGCAATAGAAGCAAAAACACAAGCAAAAGTTGAGTTGATGAAAAGTTATGCGCCATTCAAAATTGCTCAAAGATATCTTGCTTTGATGTTTGGTGGTACTTTTTTATTATCTTTTTTTCTTGTGTTATCAATGACTTTGTTTGGTTATGGTAATACTCTTGAGATAAAAATGGTTTTATCTGATTTTTATATTGGTGAGATAATGTTGTTAATTGTTGGATTTTATTTTGGCGGTGGGTTAGCTGAATCAATTAGAAGGAAACCAAAAGAATGAGTGATTTTGATTATTGTATAACAGAAGTATTAAAGCATGAAGGTGGATATTCAAATAATGTAAATGATTTAGGAGGTGAAACTAATCTTGGTGTCACTCATAAAACATATACAGAATATTGTATGGAACAAGATTTTGTTGCTAAAGATATGAAAGATTTAACAAAAGAAGATGTGTCTCCTATTTATAAAACAAAATTTTGGAACGCAATGAAATGTGATGATATTCCTAGTGGTTTGAATTATTTTTTATTTGATTTCGGTGTTAACTGTGGACCATTTAGAGCAATAAAAAAACTTCAACGTTGTGTTGGCACTCTTGAGGATGGTATTATTGGTCCTCAAACAATTGCTCAAATATTTTCCCATGATGTACAAACTATTATCAATGATTTATGTATTGAAAGACAAAAGCATTATGAATCTTTAGATAGTTTTAAACATTTTGGTAATGGTTGGACAAGAAGAAATAAAGAAGTTCGAAATAAATCTATTGAAATGATTAAATAAAAAAGGTGCTAGAGCAGAAAGGAAAACTCTAGCACCCCACATAACCGAGAGGTACTTCAGTTATGTTTGTCTTGGTTCTGCAAGTTGCACATTATAATATGTGTTACCTTCAGCAGAAGCATTTTTCCACATAGAAAATCTCATTTTAAATGTATCTGTTGATATATATACATTACCGCTAACATCTGGTCTGTTATTAGATGTGTCACTATTTTTGTATATGACTCCAATAGATTGGTAGACAAGAAAACAATCATTGTTATCTCTATCTTTATGATCCATAACAATTAATTTTTGTCTGTCTGTTTCTTTATCTGGGTTCTTTGATTCTACTACTGAATAACCAGATAGTCTAAGAACGTCTTTTTCATTGGCAAAAAACATTTTACCAGTGTTAATTTTATCTTGTTGTTGTTCCATTTGTACCTCCTTATAGTTCATTGTTGCTTAGTGCTTGATTTATTTTTGTATCATCTGGTTTGATGGTTCTTCCTGTTGCTTCTCCCAGAGTAGTTTTTTTGTGTGGTGGATTGAATATTTGTTGTGTTGCTGTCTCCGCATCATCATCAACAGCTAATCCAAATATAGCAAGTAATGAATATCTTTTAGCATAGGTTATTGCACTTCCCATTGCCTGTGGATTTCTTTCATCCTTTACTTTCAATGGACATCTAGATGTTTTTGTTTCACCACTATCAGTATGTGTAATAGTAGTAGTAACAAACTCATGTCTGTTGCCTACAATTGTATCAACTTCAAAGTCAATCATTTGTGAGAAAGTTATATTGTGTTCCAATGCTTTACGACATGTATGTATAACAGATTCGAGTGAAGCATAATCACTCTTAAAATGAGGATTAGTGCTATCAAGTGCTGGGTCTACATCATCTCTTGATTGAAACGTTGCAAGTGCTTTATCTAGTGTCATTGTTGTTTTAGTCTTTGTTGTCATTGTGACCTCTCTATATTTAGTCTTTGATTGTAATGCGTCTTCCACGTTTATTTCTTTTTACAGATATAACATCGTTGAAGACTTCTCTTTCATTATCTTGAAGACAAGATAACAAACCTAATTTAGCATCTTCATATCTCTTTGCACTATCTTGCATGTCAATATAAATTGCTGATTGTTCTGTGAAAAAATTTTCTGATGACGCGTCTCTTGCTACAAGGTCATCAATCTTTATGTCTTTAATACTTATTTCTTGTGATGCTTCAGTTTCTGGACGAGATTTATCTACAACATGTTTCCAAAATCTCATTACCAATGTATGTAATTTATTCCAGTAAGAAGAATCAAATTCAATCTTATGATAAGCATAATTGTTTCCAACTATCAGTGACATATATCCATACTGAACATTCCACATTCTCATGTATGCTTGTATCTGTGGCATGTATGTTTGGATTACATCTTCTGTTTTTTGAAAACCACCAACATGCTTACATTCAAGAATACTAAATTGTTCATTAGTATTTTTTCTTCTTACTAATGCATCTGCTGTACATCTGTAAGGAACACCATCTATTGTTTCAATTTGTAATGGTTGTGTGTACTCAGCATGCAAACCTGTTGTTTTGCAAAACCAATTGATATTAAATTTTTCTGTGAATGTTCCTAACTGTACTTTGAATATGTGAGATAAATCTTCTGGTTCTTTGTCACCAACTTTTATATCATACAATTCTGCCCAGTTACCATTGAGTATGGTGTATAAATCAGAGCCACCAATAAAACCCTTTCTATTTTGTGTCATTGTTTTGTCCTTTCTTAACAACACGTTAACATGTTTTGATTCTATTTGCAATGCATTTATGCAGTGCTTCATACAATAATTTTCTTGGTTTCAGTTTCCAATCCATATGTTCACAAAACTCAGCAAAGGATGGAAAGAATCTGCATTGTCTTTCTACTGTCTGTATTCCTTCGAGAGTAATATCAGCAGGAAAGTTTTCATTTATCTTTCTTGCTAATGCTTTTATTTTTGCTGTTATAAGTTTGGGGTCTGCGTCTTTTGATAGTGTTATCAACAATAACATATCTTTCAGCCTTTGCTCAATTATTGGGGTTGGCAAAGGCTGAAGAGAAATCATTACAGCTTTCATTGCTTTCTCTAGATTTTCGATGGGAATAGTATCTGGACCACTATTGTAAGACATCAAATCATATTGTTTATTATAAATTGGTTTGACTCCAGTAGTTGATTCACACATATCTTCCAATGAGTTATTGCGATCTAATGCTGTCATAGAATTGTCTGTAAGTTTTTTTACAGCATATTTTTCTTCATCATCATTTAACTGAAGACTTTGATGTATATGATTCAATGTTGTTGTTAATTTTTTACTAACCATTTTATTTCCTTTCTGATATGGTTATTGCACATGGTGTCCTCCACCATGTACAAACGTAAACAAGTTGGCTATCTGATTGTCATTGGTCAGATAGCCATTTTAAAAATAATTTACACACCTCACTTTCATGTTCTAATACTATAAAGTTTGGACCAGTCTTTTGTTTATAGACATACACATCTGCTGGTTGTTTGATATGTGTCTTTGTCAGAAATGAAAAACCATTTCCATTTGCTAAATACTTTGATTCAACTAACAAATGTTTGTCTTTCAATTCTATTCTTATATCTGAACGTAAATCTCCACCTAAACTACCAGACATTGGTTGCCTTCGAGATTTGATACCAAACTGTTCAAAAAATTTTATCCACCACTTTTCGTGGTACGTGCCTTTTCTGCTAGATTTTCCCATCCGTAATAATCCCAACAATCTACACAATAAACTTTGTTACTAGCTGTTACAATAAACAGAGAACTACTCACATTGCAGTTCATACAATCTGCTTTCCTCTCTGCTAGTATTTGTTTGCCTGATTTCTTTGATTTGTATTTCTTTTTGTAACGCATTTGACCAACTCATAAAGTTCATTACATTGGGAATAGCTTGTTGCCGTTCCCATTTTGTAATGAGTGTTCTGTCACAACCAATCAAATCTGATAGTTCTTCTTGTGTAATCTTTAATTTTTTTCTTTGATTAACAAGAATTGTTATCATATCTGAGTATTGCATTTTCAATTTTCTTAGCTGTATCTAACCTCAAACTTGTTTCAGCTTTTGACCGATAGTATGTAGATGTTGGAACACCAGCTTTTTTAAAAAAGTAAAGCAATGACTGTTGTTTTGTTTGTGCTAGTTCTTCGAGTTGTTTCATATAAGAAATCATTCTAGTACAATATTGCAAAATTGCAGTCATGGCAAGATGTTTCAAGTTCATGCTAATACAAACAACAACATCATTATCAAATACATTGTGACAAAAAATGCGGCTGTCGCTAGAAACTCTGCGAATATATGATACCATTTCATATCTTTCTCCTTGTAAATTGATCCCTTCGATGTTGACCATCTCTTCTTTCTAAGTTTTTAATGTTAACATTATCTTTTTTCTTTTTAGTTGGTTTGATTTTTGGGACAGAGTTTACAACTTCATCCCATGAATCCTTCAAACATTTTTTGAATTCTTCAAGTGTCATGTCTATACAATTATTCATTTTAATCTCCTTGATAATTCCAAGGTCTGTCTGGTCCATCAGATTCCTGATTTGCCATTACTTCCATGTAATCATTTTGCACACGCATACCAGCTTCAAGTTTTGACATTTGATGTGGTGAAAATTCTGAAATAATTTCTAATAAATGTTCATCTTCAAGAGGTTTAGTTTCATTGTAATAATTTATCTTTGCAATGTATCTACCGAATTGTAAAACATTTAAGATGACTTTATCTTTACCTTCTGTTATCGTTGGTACTGGAAGTACCGAAATGTTAGGCATAGTATTTCTCCTATTAACTCTATCCCTGTTATTACTTAGGCGTTTGTAATAACAGGGATACCTTTCATTGATTGTTAGTTGAAAATTGGTGCAGATAATGATTGTGATACCTTCACCATGCTATTTCGCATCGTTGTGATAGGATTATCAACTCCTTCTGGATGCGATGCCCATTCTGTTATAGCATTGTATAATGCCCAACAGTTTGAACCTAGTTCGTATTTGTTTTTGATCCATAGTTTTACCAACAGGTCTGTTTGTTTGTTGTTTACTTTGAATTGATTTGTATTGTGGTCAAAGTTGTTTGTTTTTGTGATGTATTTTTTGATGAACTCTGTTGCTTGTTCATCTGTTATTGTTTGCTGTGACCATCTCAAATACTTATCACTTGAGTTATAGAATATATCAACTGAGCTAGTGATGTGTTTTGCAACACTATCTGTATTGATATTCTTTGTGTGTTTTTGTGTCTCTCTGACAATGTTGAAGTTACCAACCATGCCATTAGAACATATCTGTCTTTTACCTTGACCAATAACTTGGAATGAATAAGAACCATCATAAGAGTTAAAGAACAATAGCTCGAATGTAATTGTATCTCTTGGAAGCGGTTCTATCTTTACGGAAGGAAATGTTACCCTGCCAAATAGCTTACCACCTTCGATGACTTCATTAGTATGTTGTGATGTTGTTGGATAAAGTTTTGTAGTTAGTACATAATCTCTTGGTAAATCAGATAACCGAACACCTTCTTCAACAGCATCAACAACTTCTTTGTGTGTTAATATTTTGTATGAAGGTGAAACAATTTGGAAGTCTTGATCTGTATCAAGTCTACTAACCCATTGGAATCTTTTGGAATCACATTGATTTGATTGAACAACTGGTCGTTTACCAACTGGAAAATCATAATGTTTATCCATGACTGTTATTGGTTTCATTGGTGCAATACTATTCATTGTCTTTTCCTTTCTCAATAGTTTCGCTGTGTTCTAAGATGATATAAGTATCATGGTTTTCTATTTTACCATCAAAGAATTCTGTTGTGTTCATTTGCCAAGGTCTGTAAGTGACCACAGTATGAACAATTTTTGTCCCTTGTAAAAAATTGAAAGTTGCTTTTATTTGTTTTGGTGTAGATTCAGCAAACCCAACAATCAATTCAATCTTTGTTACATCAAGAACAATGGATGATTTATTAAAGTTTTCCATTTGTTACCCCCAATTCTTTTTGTCACCAGATTCTTCATTTATGTCATAACCCAAATGGTAAGCATGAATTTCTGGTTTTGTCATGTGTTCTTCAGTAACTAACTCTGAAGTCATGGTAGCTCCTTTATAGTAATGAGGTTTCTTTGGTCTACCATAGTAACTATCCATTCCACCACGGTCATAAGGTCCACCATGTCGGATTAAATCTTTTGTGTCTAAAATATCAAAACAAGTCATTTGATTTCCTTTCTTCTTTTTATTATTGTTGCATATATGCAGTAGATAGTCAAATATAAAATCATTTGATTTGGATGGCATATACGATTTAGAAAGTTAGTCCTTAGGAAATTTATGGGGAATCACAGAACTAACTCTCAACATCGTACACATTGTAAGCATAAGAAAAGACTCACAAGCTGTTGCCTGTGAGCCTTGAATAACCAGTGTTATGCAAACTGTTTGATGATGTCATCAACTACTTTCGTTTGCTCGGTGTTACCATTCAATTGAGTTATTGCTTGCTGAAGGTAGTTTATCCACCAATCATCAACTTCCAACTGGTCTTTCTGCCATTGTAAATCTTGATGCAGTTTTACCAACTCAACGTCGTCAATATTTTCACGATTGGTCTTAGCTTCAGAACACATAATCTGGATTCTATCCTCCATAGCTTTGATTCTACCTTGCTTTGAATTCTGAATAGACTCAGAATCATTCTCTTTCCCATAAGCAGTTTGTTTCGTGAACTTCAGTTGGGCTTCTAGTCGCCAGATTATTTGGGATATTTTAGACTTAGAACGACCCTCAGATTTTAGGAAATCTTGGGAAAGACCATTACGATTAGTATTACTTGACATTTGTACCTCCTATGTCGAACGTTATAGATATCCCTCGAAGAACACGGCTTTCGAGAGTTATCAAATCACGCATAGCGTCCTGCGTTCGCGCAGGTCGATTTGATAAGTAGCGAAAGTTGTGTTATCGATTGGGATATCTAAGGTTCGAGATGGGGGGTTCGAATGTCTTTAGTAATGCTTACTCGTGATGGACTTTGCCTAGGTTTGCTTAATCTGACTTGGGAGTTCTTAGTCTAAAATATCCCAAATAATCCCTTTCCCCGTTGTTTCCTCGTGAAGTTCACCGAACAAACTGATTTGGGATTATTTGGGAATGATTCTGTCTTCAGAATCATGCAAGGTATTCAAAGCTGGAGGGGAATCACTGAGATTATGTGTGAAGCTAACCAATGTGTAATATTGTCAGTTGACAGGTGAGACTGCATGATTTACAAGGGGGGGATGACAGGGGGGGTTGATGATTCAGTGATGAAACTAACCAGCAAGCAGATGAAATTGGTTGATACACTCGTAGCAAACGGATGTAGTATCAAAGAAGGTGCTAAACTTGCTGGTTATTCATCAGGTGAATCAGGGAGAGTGACAGCCAGCAAGGCTTTGCGCCTACCACATGTTCAAGCTTACATGATGCAACAGATACAGAATACCATTGGTGTAAATGCTACGATGGCAAGCGCAAAGCTAGTGCATCTTGCATCAGGAGCTAAGAGTGAGTACGTGCAACTAGAAGCGAGTAAGGATATCTTGGACAGGGCAGGATTCAAAGCTCCTGACAAGCAAATGCACTTGCATGCTGGGTCAATCTCTGTACAAATTGACTTGACATAGGTAACCACCCCCAAAAATCTTAGTGATTCCCCTCGACCCCCACCTTCACTAGCATTTTTTTCCACAAAGTATTTTTTGGTTGTTGAAAAATATTTTTTTCTGTAAGGTTCGAGAAAGGGAGTAGGTCATGGCAAAGACACCTGCATGGACTAGGAAAGCTGGTAAAAACCCCAAAGGTGGTTTAAATGCTAAAGGTCGTGCATCTTACAGAACAAAGACAGGTAAGAAAGGTAATCTAAAAGCACCAGTAAAAGGTGCTCCAAAGACTGATGAACAACTAAGAAGAAAAGGTTCTTTTTTAGTACGCATGGGTTCAGCAAAAGGTCCACTGAAAGATGAAAAAGGAAGACCTACTCGTTTAAAACTATCTTTAGTTGCATGGGGTCACAATGGTGACAAAGCTAGTGCTGTTGCTAAAGGGAGAAGACTGCTTGCAAGATATCAAGCTCGTAAAAAGAAAAAGGGGAAAAAATAATGAAAGCACCAAAGAAAACAATGTTAACTAAAAAACAAAAGACTTTACCAAAGACTTTACAGAAAAAGATAGTTGCTTCCAAGAAAAAGAAACCAGTTGGTAATTACTCTAGGGGATATTAATGGCAAAAATTAAATATGAAGGAAAAGTTGATCCCATATTAGCTAAAGACAAACGATTAAATCCACTTCAACAAGACATCTCTAAGTTGCGTGAGATGGTTAAACAACAGAAAATTGACGATGCCTTTGATGAAGCAAAAAGAAAATTAAATTTAAGAATTGCTAGAAAAGAAGAATCTCGTCGTAGAATTGAAAAAAATAGAAAACAACCACCTGTTGGTAAAAAATTATCTGAGTTAGTAAAAAAAGCAAAAGTAAGTAAGGAATTAGATTCTTTAAAAAAGATTAAAGAAGCACAATTAAAAACAAAACCTAAATCTTTATTGAATAAAAGAAAAGCTTTAATACAAGCAACTAATTTAAAAAATCCTACAGAAACAAATGTTAAAAAAATATTAATAAAATATGGCTTAAGAACTGTACCTATTGTTGGTTCATTATTGTCTGCTTTTAAATCTAAACCAGCAGGTGTTGGTTCTTCATTGGATGGGAGATAAAAATGGCAGTTAATGCGGCTGGTAACTATACAAAACCTGCAATGAGAAAAAGAATCTTCCAACGTATTAAAGCAGGTAACAAAGGCGGTGCTAGTGGTCAATGGTCTGCTCGAAAAGCACAGATGTTAGCTGTTGCATATAAAAAGGCAGGTGGAGGTTATACATCATGAAACTTACAAAACAACAACGCAAAGCATTAGCAAGACATAAAAAACATCATACTAAAAAACATATGGATTCTATGAAAAAAGATATGATGAATGGTATGAGTTTTACAGCATCACATAAGAAAGCGATGAAATCAGTTGGCACTTAGACCTTCACAGAAATCTTTAAAAGATTGGAGTAAACAGAAATGGAGAACCAAATCTGGTAAACCATCTACTCAAGGACCTAATGCAACTGGTGAAAGATATTTACCAGAAGCGGCAATAAAAAATTTATCTTCTTCTGAGTATGCTCGTTCTACAGCCGCAAAACGTAGAGCTATAAGAAAAGGCAAACAGTTTAGTAAACAACCTAAATCTATTGCAAAGAAAACAAGACAATATAGAACATGACTTTTTTGCATACATTAAAAGTAGAAGAACGTGATACACTTCGTAAGATTGTGAAAAATGTTCACATGAAATATTTCCCTAAAGATTTTTGTACTGACTATGAAGCTGATAAATTAATAGCTTCGATAGGACCAGAGACTATTGAAAATCTTTTAAAGGTTGGTAAAAAACATGACATTAGAAACATTTAAATACAAACCTGATGGTGATGTTTTAAAGAGTTTTATGAAGGACAATAGTTTTTTTAGAGGGATACGAGGTCCAGTTGGTAGTGGTAAATCTGTTGGTTGTTGTGTTGAAGTCTTTAGAAGAGCATTAGGACAAGAAAAAGCATCTGATGGTATTCGTCATTCAAGGTGGGCAATCATTAGAAATACTAACCCACAGTTAAGAACAACAACAATTAAAACATGGCTTGATTGGTTTCCAGAAAACACATGGGGAAAATTTACATGGTCTGTGCCTTATACCCATAGAATACAAACACATGATTTAGACCTTGAGGTTATTTTTCTTGCTCTTGATAGACCAGAAGATGTTAAAAAATTATTATCATTAGAGCTTACAGGCATCTGGGTTAATGAAGCTAGAGAAATACCTAAGTCTATTATTGATGCATGTACAATGCGTGTTGGTCGTTTTCCTTCTATGAAAGATGGTGGATGCACGTGGACAGGTGTCATATGTGATACTAACGCACCAGAAGAAGACCATTGGTGGTCTATCATGTCTGGTGAAGCACCAATACCAGACCATATATCTAAAGAAGAATCTGCAATGTTAATTAAACCAGATAACTGGAATTTTTATTGTCAACCATCTGGTATGGTAGAAGAAAAAAATGATGATGGTATTGTACAAAAATATAATAAAAATAATAAAGCAGAAAATATAAATAATTTAAGAGGTGATTATTACACAAACATTGTTGCAGGTAAAACAAAAAGCTGGATTGATGTTTATGTAATGAATCGACTAGGTTCTATTAAAGATGGCAAACCCATTTATGGAATGTTTGCGAGTGATGTGCATATCGCAAAAGAACAAATACCAATTGCTGATGGCATCCCTGTGTATGTGGGGATTGATTTTGGTCTTACTCCTGCTTGTGTTTTTGGTCAGAAGGTAAGAGGCAGATGGTTAATACAAAAAGAAATAGTTGCCTTTGATATGGGTGTAGTTAAGTTCTCTGAGTTATTGAGAGTTGAATTAGCAAGCTATTATAACAATTGTGAAGCTATTATATTTGGTGACCCTGCTGGTGATTTTCGTTCACAAACAGATGAATCAACCCCTTTTCAGATATTAAGAGGTGCAGGAATACAAGCTCGACCTGCTCCATCAAATGATGTTTCACTTAGATTAGAATCTGTTTCTGCTACTTTAACAAGAATGATTGAAGGACAATCTGGATTTTTAATTGACCCAAGATGTAAAAATCTTATAAAAGGTTTTGAAGGTGGATATCAATATAAAAGATTAGAAGTATCTGGAGAAAGATACGATGATAAACCAGAAAAAAATCATTATTCTCATATACATGATGCACTTCAGTATTTAATGCTTGGAGCAGGAGAAGGTAGACAAGTAATGCATAATATGAGAATCTCACAAGGAGCATTTCAAGCAAGAAAAGAATATGATATTTTTGCTAGAAAAACAAAAAAACAAAGAGTTGGTTTCTGGTCAAGATAGGAGTTTAAAATGTGTTTACCAAGTAGTCGCTCAAGAGGAACAAGCGCACCTCGCGTTGATCCAAATATTGCCGCAATGAGAGCGGCAGAAGAAGCAAGAGAAAGACAAAAAGCCGCTGACGAAAAAGAAGAAACTTTAGAAAAACGAGTAAGAAGAATGAGAGGTGGTCGAGGTTTACGTTCTTTATTTACAAGTAATCGTGGTGGTCTTGGATATTATAGTGAAACTTTATAGAGTTACAAAATGAAAACAGTAGACATGATGATATCAAGATTTGAGAAAGCCAAATCTTATAGAGCGCACTTTGAATCAATGTTTGAAGAATGTTATGAATATGCTTTACCAATGCGTAAAAGCTTTTATTACGATGCTATTGGTCAAAGACGAGATGATAAAATCATGGATGAAACAGCAGTTGTTGGAACACAAGAGTTTGCTTCAAGGTTGCAATCTGGTCTTGTTCCAAATTTTGCTAGATGGGCTGATATAATTGCTGGTAGTGAAATACCTGATAATGAGCAAGATGAAGTAAATAATCAATTAGATGTGGTTACAGATTATGTTTTTGAAGTTATACAAAATTCTAATTTTGGGCAAGCAGTACATGAAAGCTTCATGGACTTGGCTGTTGGAACTGGTGTTCTTCTTGTGGAAGAAGGTAATGCAATTAATCCAGTACGTTTCAATGCTATACCATTACCATCTGTTGTATTGGATAGTGGACCAGATGACAACATTGATCATGTTTATAGGGAAAGACAACTCAAAAATAGGGAGATACCTATTGCGTATCCACAAGCAACAATACCTCCGAAAGTTGAAACAAAAATAGAAAAAGAACCAGATTCATCTACAACCATTTTAGATATTATCTGTAAAAACTACGATGACCTTAATGAAGAAAAATATGATTATTATGTTATAGATACAACTTCTAAAGAACTTTTGTTTGTTGACCAATTTAAAGGTGTTGGTTCTAATCCATATGTATGTTTTAGATGGTCAACTGCTGGTGAAGTTTATGGAAGAGGTCCTCTTATAAATGCACTTGCCGCCATTAAAACTACCAACCTGACAATTGAGCTTGTATTAGAAAATGCACAGATGGCTATCTCTGGCATATATCAAATGGATGATGATGGGGTTATAAACACAGATACAATAAATCTCGTGCCAGGGACTATAATACCTAAAGCTCAAGGCTCACAAGGATTACAACCAATTAGACCTGCTGGTAGTTTTGATGTTGCCAATCTTGTTTTAGGTGACATGAGAAATAATATAAAACGTGCATTATACAATGATATGCTTGGCGATCCAAATAAAACACCTGCTTCAGCAACTGAGGTAGCTGAACGTATGGCTGATTTATCAAGACGTATTGGTTCTAGTTTTGGTAGATTACAAGCTGAAATGGTTCAACCTATTTTACAAAGAGTTGTTTATATTTTAAAGAAACAAGGACGCATTGAAATACCTACAATTAATGGCAGAGAAGTTAAAATACGTTCTGTATCTCCATTAGCACAAGCACAAGCTAATCAAGATATATCAAATGTATCAAGATATTTATCATTAGTTGGTCAAACATTTGGACCAGAATTATTAAACTTACTTGTATCTTCTGAAGAAGTTGCTGTTTATTTAGCAAAGAAATTTGGTGTTCCTGATTCTCTTATTAGAGATGATGCACAAAGACAACAAATTATGATGGCGGCTCAACAAGCTATGATGCAACAACAACAACAAGGAATGATGGATGGCACAACATCTGGGTCTTGACGGCTTTCCAAGAAAAAAAGAAGAAGATGAAAATATTTCATTACATATACAAACAATATTTAAAACACCAGCAGGAAAAGAAACATTAAAATATTTAAGGTCAATAACAATAGAAATGGTTTCTGGTGGTAGTATGTCAGATGCTGAATTAAGACACCTCGAAGGGCAGAGGTTTATTGTTGCTCTTATTGAAAAACGAATAAAAAATGGAGAAAAAATAACCAATGGAAGAACAAGCACAAAGTCAAATTGAAACACCACAAGAAGTGGTTGAAACACAAAGACCTGAGTGGTTGCCAGAAAAATTTAATACACCAGAAGATTTAGCTACTTCTTATAATAATCTTGAATCTAAATTAGGTCAGAGTGAAGAAGAACTTTCACAAAAAATTATTGAAAGTATGGAACAAGAAATGCTTGCTAATAGACCTGCAAGTGTTGGTGACTATAGAATACCAGAAGGATTAGATGAATCATTAGTAAATGATAATGGATTATTTAGATGGTATGCAAACTTTGCTTTTGAAAATGGTTTTAATCAAGAAGAGTTTGATGAAGGTGTTAAAGCATATATTGAAAATCAACCTAATGTTGAGGAATATTTACAAGAACAAAAAAAATTATTAGGTGATAATGCTCAACAACGTATTGATGCTGTAGAAGCATGGAGTTCTAAATTTTTTCCAACTGAACTACAAGAAGCAGTTTTAGAATTGAGTACAACAGCTACAGGAATAAAAGCTTTAGAATATATACAAACAAAGCTATCAAATAATATAGGTGCAAATAATCAAACTATTGTTCAAAATAATGAAGATGATATAACATCTTTAATGAAAGATGAAAGATATTGGAATCCAGCAAAAAGAGACCCAGCAATTGTAAAAAAAGTAGAACAAGGATGGAAAAATCTTTATCCAGACCAGACTTGAAAAAAATTGAAAGTTTGTTATTAGACAGAGTTTCTATTCGTAATTCTTGTCATAATGATGCACAATTTATTTCACAGAACATGAAAGAAACTGATTTAAAAGAATGTTATATACATCAAGTAACACCTTTTACAGCATTACATTTACCTATTGTAGAAGATAAACCTTATACATTTACTGCTTTTTTTGATGAAGAACCTGTTGCAATGTTTGGTGTTTGTGAACGTGATATCTATGAAGGCTATCTTTGTGGAGATATTTGGTGCTTAACTACTGATAAAATTCACAAAATACCCATAACATTTCACAAAGTCACAAAGTTGATTATTAATTATTTGTTAGATCATTTTGATTATTTAGAAAATATTGTACCTTCAGAGCATATTGAAACAATAAATTGGTTGCAAAATCTTGGATTTACAGTTACTTCTGAAGTAATACAAATAAATGAGTATTCATGTTTACGTTTTGTGAAGTGGAAGGAAACTTAAAATAAACGACCTACTAATATAGACAGCCCTTATTGGATAACTGGATGAAGTAAAAGTAGATAATCGTGTGTCACGTAATTAAATAAAGGAGCTAAATATGGCGAATACAATTGATGTCGCTTTTATTAAGCAGTTCGAGACAGATGTTCATTTAGCTTATCAACGTATGGGTTCTAAACTACGAAATACTGTGAGAACAGTAGGAAGTGTTAGAGGTAACGTTGTTAGGTTTCAGAAGATTGGTACTGGTTCTGCTTCAACTAAATCAAGAAATGGTGATGTTACTGCGATGGAGCTAACACATACAACTGTGGAAGCAACAATGCAGGATTTTTATGCGGCTGAATATATAGATAAGCTGGATGAATTGAAAACTAACATCGATGAACGTCAGGCTGTAGCAACATCTGCGGCGGCGGCTTTAGGTCGTAAAACAGATGAATTGTTAATTACTGCTATGGATGCAGGTGCTAATAGTACACAAATACATGATACTGGTTCTGCTTTAGGAAAAGCAGACTTGCTTACATTGTTTGAAACTTTTGGTAGTGCAAGCATCCCAGAAGATGGTGGTCGTTACTTAGCTATGCATCCAAAAGGATATGCTGACTTGTTTAACATTGATGCTTTTGCATCTTCTGATTTTGTCGGTGAACAAAACTTACCTTTTGCTGGGGGTATGACTATGAAAGAATTCTTAGGATTTAAGATATTCTCAACCTCTGCTGTATCAGCTGGTAAGAGTATGGCTTATCATACTTCTGCTGTTGGTTTGGGTGTTAATTCTGATATCTCTACTGAGTTGAATTATATACCTCAGAAAGCATCACATCTTGCAACATCTATGATGTCAATGGGTGCAGTTGTTATTGATAGCAACGGCATCTATGAAGTCTTAGATAATAACACATAGGAGTAAGAGCATGGCTTTAAATTTAAAAAATCTTGTGAATCTTGCCTCTGGTAGTGGTGTAAATCTTTGGTATTATTCATCAAATGATGCGTTAGCTGATGTTAATTCAGCAAACTATTTTTCTACTGCCGATGCTACTGGTGGTGAGATGAATGGTGAAACTGCGCTTGGTATGATGAGAGCAGGTGATATTGTTATTATGGTTGATGCAAACTCAACTCATAAAGATGCATCTATTACAGTTGTGAAAGAAGTATCAGCAACAGCTATCGACCTTGGTGATGGTACAACCATCAGTAATGCTGATGGCGACTAACTAGGGGTAGGGAGATGTCAAGGTATCAACTTACATCTCCCTAACAAATTATGCCAACAAGTGCGTCATCAAATTTAGATATTACAAATCGTGCCTTAATATTAGTAGGTGCTAGTACAATCACTGCTTTTACTGATTCAAGTGAAGAAGCTATTGTAACTAACGCTTTATATGAAGATATGATAAAAACATTACTTACATCTGCTAGATGGAGATTTGCTTCTAAACAAGTTGCTTTAAATGAATCAAGTGGTAATCCAATTGGAAGATTTGATAGAAGTTATACATTACCATCAGATTATTTAATGTTACATGCAATAACTGTAAATGATTTATTAATTGAATATAACATTTATGGTACTGAAGTTTTTGCAAATACAACAGCAAGTGATTCTTTGATTGCAGATTATACTTTTAGACAAACAGAAGGTAACTTTCCTTCTTATTTTATTATGTTAGCTGAATATTCTTTTGCAACAATGTTAGCTACTTCTCTAGCAAGAGATGAGCAACTTGGAGCTTTACTAGATGCACAAACACAAAGATTGATGCAAAAAGCAAAAACATTAGATGCTCAACAACAAACAACAAAGAAATTGGTAACATCAAGGTTTTTAACTGACAGGAGAAATTAATGGCAAGAATAAGAGTTCCATTAAATAATTTCTCATTTGGTGAGGTAAACCCTTCATTATCAAGTAGAACAGATGTTGCAATTTATAGACAATCTGGTGAAACTATAGAAAATTTTTATATAAGACCTGAAGGCGGTCTTAAAAAACGTGCTGGCACATGGGTGCATGATGGGATATCGAATGAAGGAACATCTTCATCTACATCAAATATGGATGTGAGATTAGAAGCATTTGAATTTTCTGATGATGAAAAATATATTATTGCTTTTGATAATGGTGGGTTTACACCATATAAAGTAGAGCCAAATACAACAAATGCTTTGAATAGTTCTTTTGGAAGTAGTCTTGGTATCTCTCAGTTAGAAAGAATAAAAGCAAATCAACAATTTAGAAATCAACTTATAGGATATGGTCCTAGTGGTTTTAATACTACTTCAAGAGTAAGGTTTAAAATTACATTAGACCCTGATCATAGTTATGCAAGTTCATTTACTCAAAGTGGAACTACTATGCCTATAAGAAGAGGTACTACTATTTTACGAATAGATGAAAATACAACAAGAAGATTTACACCTGCTAATAATGTATTTTTAACAGATGAAACATATACTGGTACATCTACAACTACAGATGTTGGCGGCACAAAATTAAATATAACTATTATTACAATAAAATCTGGTGTTAATGGAGCATCAACAAAATATAACATACGTTATACAAATAATGGTGATATTACATTAAAGTTTGAAATTGATAATGAAGAAATAATTTTAAATCCTGACCAATTTTATGAAGAGTTTGCTCAATCATCTAATAACTGGTCTGTTACTTTTAAAGAAGATGATGTAAAAGAAATATGGACTTCTGGTTATGGAGATAGTTCTGTTGGTAATTTAGACCCTTTTAATGCTCCAGATGTTTTAGAAGATAATCTTGGAAATGATATTGGTCCTGTTACTGGTATTGTTGTTTATAATGATACAACAACTGATTATGTTGCATGTCCGTGGAGCAGCGCAACTTTAAATCAATTTACATTTACACAACGTGGAGACTTTATGTTTGTCTGTCATGATACATGGCAAACTGTAATGATTGTAAGAACTGCATTAAATAGATTTGAATTAAGGTCATTTTCTTTTGATACATCTTTAGATGGTAATAGAATATTTCAACCTTATTATAATTTCCAAGATTCTAATACAACTTTAACACCATCTGGAACTACTGGTTCTGTTACATTAACAACATCAAAAGATTATTTTGTTTCTGCTCATGTTGGTATTACATTTAAAATAGGTGAAACAGAAGCTACTGTAACAGCATTTACAGATGCAAAAAATGTTACAGCTTCTATATTAGGAACATTAGAGTTTCAACTTGATAGAAATGCATTAAAAACTGCAAAGGGTTCAAATAAAATAGAAATAACTCATGCTGGTCATGGTTTACAATCAGGAGCTAGTATTACTATATCTGAAGCTGGTACTACTGGTGGAATAACTGCCGCTAATATAAATGGTTCACGCACTATTTCAGAAATATTAGATGAGAATACATATAAAATAACTGCTGGTGCAAGTGCTACTTCTACAGAAGATGGTGGTGGTTCTCCTAAAATATCAGGTACAGCGGCAACAACAGAATGGTATGAGCAAGCTTATTCTGCATATAGAGGTTATCCTCAAGCTGTTGTTTTTCATGAAGATAGATTGTGGTTTGGTGGTACACCTTCTCAACCTTTAAATCTTTGGGCTTCAAAAACAGGTGAATATTTTAATTTTGATATTGGTGAAGCTGAAGCAGATGATGCACTTGATATTGAAGCAAATATTGGTCTTCAAGCACAAATACGTCATCTTGTAAGTAATAGAGATTTACAAGTTTTTACATCTGAATTTGAGTTTTTTGTTCCTGCTTTTACTGATCAACCACTTACACCATCAAATGCAAAAATATCTTCTCAAACTCCATATGGTGTTGGATTTACAAGACCTCTTTTATTTGATGGAGTAACAGCTTTTGCACAGTCAGATGGAAAAACAGTTAGAGATTTTATTTATAATGATTCTGAAGGTGCATATGTTTCAAATCCTTTATCATTATTATCTTCTCATATGACTAAAAATATTTATCAAGCATGTGTTTTAAAAGGTGGACTAGACCAAGCAGGTTCTTATCTTTTTATGTTGAGAAGTAAATCTGATTCTGTTGATTATACAAATACAGAATTACTTGTTTACTATCAAATAAGAGGAGATAGAAAATCTGGTTGGGTAAGATGGACAACTGATTTTGGTTATATGCAATCTATTTGTGCTGTTGGTAGACGATTATTTGTTGCTACAAATAGAAAAGCAAAAAATACAACTAATGCAAAATTATTTCAAATAGAAGAGTTTACTAATGCTGTAAATGCAGAAGCATGCACACCTGTTCATATGCCTAATACAAGTGAAAGTGGTGTATATGTTCAATCAAAAGTAGAAAACTCATACTTTGCTAATAGTAATAAAGCAGTTATGTTTTCATCTTCAAACATATATCTTGGAGAGTTTTCTATTGGAAGCAATGGTGGTGCATTAAATTCTATTGATATTGGTACTTGGGCAACAGACCATTCTGGTGGTTACATAGGTATACCTTTTTTTGCAAAGGCTACAACTCTTGCTGTTGATGCTGATGTACAAGGTGGTCCATTAACTGGAAGACCTAGAAGAATTGTAAAAGTTGTTGCTGATTTACAAGATACAAAAAGTATTGTTGTAAATGGAACACCATTAATTCCTTCTTATGTTGGTGGAAATATAAACAATGGAATACAATCTGTATCACAAAGAAAAGAATTTTTTGTAAGAGGTTTGGCTCTTGATCCAAAAGTAATTGTAACACAAGACAAATCATTACCATGTCAAATTGATGGTATTGTAGCGGAGATAGCTTACTAATGAATCCTTTTTTAATAGCTGGTGTTATTGGAACATTTGCACAAATGCAAGCTACAAGTGCTCTTGGTTATGAAGAAATGAAGAGACAAAGAGCTATTGCATCTCAACAAGATGAAAATGCAAATATGATGCGTTTGCAAGCTATACAAGAAGAAAACGCAAGAGCAGATGCGTTTAATAGATATTTAAAATTAGCTAATGCAAAACGAGCAGTAAATAACAGAACAACAACAGATAGAAGTTTTAATGCATTAATGGATGCACAATCAAAAAAATCTGCTGAAGAAAACAGAAGAGCTATTTTACAAAGTTTATTTCAACAAGCAAGAACAAGATTTGCGGCTGATGATGCATTAAGAGCAGGTCAAATAGCAGTACAATCAAGAAGAACTCAATCACTTGGTATGCTTACAAGCACATTTTTTCAAGCAAAGGATTTAATTTAAAATGGCAGAAATAGGTGTTTATAGATCACAACAAATTTTTAATAGACCAATAGGTGTTGTGAATCCATCAACAGCAGGTATTCGAGCGCAAGAAGCAAGAGTTTCACAACTAGGTTCTTTTACAAGTTTAATGTTAAAAGAAGCAGAACAATCTGAAATAAAAAAAGGAAGAGAGTGGGCTAAAACATTTGAAGTTTTTGATGAAAATCAAAAATTACAACGTATTGAAATACCAAAAGAATTTTCAAATGTTGCTACAGAAGAAGCAGAAAAAGATTTAAAGATAAGATATACAAATGCATTAAAATCAAATTTATTAAACAAAGCAAAAGAATTAAGAAGTGATGTAAATCAAACATCTTCTTCATTTGAAGAAGCTTATGATACTTATTTACAATCAATTGTAGATACTGTTTCTGATGACTATAAAGAATTAGCTAGAGAAATGGGTCTTACTATTAGAGATAATAACTCCCATGATTTAATTTTAAAAGAATCAGTAAGTCAAAGAAAAACAGATGCCGCATTAGAGTTAAGAGATGTAATTGATTCTTATAATGAAATAGATTGGGCTAGTTTAACACCATCTCAATTTGGGAAAGAAATTACAAGACAACGTGAACAACTAAAAAATTATGCTACAAGATATAATGATATAGTTGGTGTTACTTTTTATGCAAACCAAGAAACGCTTTTAAATAAAAGAATTGGTCATCAATATATAAACGATGTGTTGGTCAATATGAGAAAATATGCCAACAACCAAAATATGACTCTCCAAGAAAAATCTTTATTTTTTACACAAACTCTCAATGATTTAGCTGTTGAAATTGATATTGGTCAAGATGGTGAAGGACTAAGTAAAGAATTACAAAATGCTTTAAATTTTAATCCTGCAATTTTAGATTCTTTAGATTTAAATGAAGCGGCAAGAAATGAATTTTCTAGTGAATTTTCAACTACACAAGGAAGAATAATTGAGTCTTTGAATTCTGAAATAAAACAGGAACGCATAGCAAACACTGTTGATAAATTAAACTCAGACCAAGATATAAGTTCAGATAATGCAAAATTAATTTTAGAAACATCAGGTGTTTTTGATGCAGAAGATATTATAAATAATTTAAATACTATCTTTGTTTTGAATCCAGAAACTGGTTCATTAGAAAGTGGTGAAGGTCAATTCGTTTATCAGATATTACAAACAAGAGGCGGTCTTCCACCACAAATAGCTTCTTTGTTAGATGAAGAAAATTTAATTTTACTTGCAGATAGAAATCCTGATTATTTTAATGCTGTTATAAATATGTTTGATTTAGCTACTACAACATATTTAACAGATACAGCTACTGGAGAAATTTCAAGAGCAGAATTAGCAAGAGGTTTATCAAATACTCAACGAAGTAATTTAGCATTTTTATCTTCTGTTCAAGAACTTTCTATTGCTGGTTTTACACCAGTTAAGATGTTGACTGATTTACAAAGATATAACTCAATGGATTCTGATACTAAAAGAGATATAAAAGAACGAGTTAAATTTGATAAAAATATAAATTCTATTGCAAATAAATATACAGTAGAAGAATTTGAATTTGTTAGAGATAGTAGATTACTAGAAGTTTTAGCTATTAGGTCTGAAACTGAAAAAAATTTTAAAGAAAATTTAAATCAAGTAACAGATTATATTACAAAAAAATTATTTGTAGAATCTGACTACACTCGAAAAGAAACAGCATTTGCTCCAGAAAGATTGTTTACAAGTAAAACACAAAGACAGCTAATGGAAAAAGATGTATTAAATGTAATACGTGCTATTGATAATAGTGTTACAAAAAATTTGATAGATAACTTAGATGGTAAACCAGAATTAGGAAAAAATTTATTTTTGCTACCTATTGATGAATCTGGTGCTTTAACAAAATATTTTATAACAGATGCAAATGGTATGGCACTATTTGATAACAGAGGTCAATTTTTACAATATGATTCTGCTGTTACATATAAACAAATTCTAAAAGCTGAAGGTCAAAATGTTGAAGAGTTAAGAAAACAAGCTAGAGAAGCACGTGAAAATGCAAGACAAAATCAAATTAATAAATTTGGTACTCCAGAAGATGCAGAAGAAATACAAGAGACTTTAGAGGACTTTCAAACACTAGTAGATGAATTAGAAGCGAGTCAATGAGTAGTTATAGAAGAGACATTGGAGAAATAGTTTTAGAAAAACCACTTGTTGATTTTAAAGAATTAAATCCAAGTTGGTGGGATGGATTTTCAGCAAGTGTTGCTGACACACAAATGCCATTATTTGAAGCAGTACAAGAATTTAGACAATTTAATAGTCGTGAATTTGACCAAGATTTTGATGTTGTTGCAGAAATACCAGATGAATTAATTTCTTATTATCCAGATTTGATAAAAGCAAAAGATTTAGAACATTATCAATTTTTAGAAAATAGAGTAAGAAAAGCATTAAAGAGAGATATTGCTACAGCAAATGCACCTATTACTGCACAACTTGCGGCTGGTGTTGCTGACCCATTATTCTTGATGTCATTTATTCCTTTTGTTGGTCAGATTGGTTTTGGTGCAAATACATTAACAGCTATTGCTAGATTTGGTGCGGCTGGTGCTGGGTTTGGTTTATTGTCTGAAGCAAGACGTGCGCCATTTGCTGTTGCAGATAGAGAATATGAAACACTTGAAAATGTTGCTGTATCAACAGCCATCGGTGGTTTATCAGGAGGTCTTTTGAAATTTGGTATTGATGTTGCACCTGCTGTTAAATTATCTACTGCAAAAACAATAGCTTACATAAGAGGTAAACCTTTTAGTGGTAATACATATACACCACAAGCAGGTAAAGATTATGATTCAGCTATTAATTCATGGCTTATATCACCTGTTGGTAGAATATTACAAGACCCTAGTGTACCACAATCTGTCAAAGAATTTGGATATAGGATGCTTTATAATAGCACTGTTCCAATACAAGGTAATAGGTCTAAATTTCTTGGACAATCTGTTGCTCAAAAAAGTTCAACATATCATGGCACTGCAAGAAATTTTGAAGAATCAATGCGTAATTTACATATGCAAGATACAAAAGGTATTCCAAAAGCAAAACAAATGATGGGTACTTTTGTAACAAATCCTTTTAAACGTGGTGAGTTTGATGATTGGTACAAAGATTTAATAGAAAAATATATAAAATCTGCTGACCCAAATACATCTGTATCTAATAAAATTAAAGAAAATTTATCTGAACCACAAAAACAAGCATTTAATATTATTAAAAAAATATTTGATGATATTGATGCTGATGCAAGATTTGTTAAATTAGAAGGTTTTCTTGATGATGCATCTATTAAGTTAAAGATGGATGAAACAAAAAAAGCAATAGATGAAAAAGCAAAATTAATTGATAAATTAGATGCAAGTGAAAGACAGAAACTTGGTTTAACTAAAAAACAAAAAAAGTTTTATACAAAACTAGAATTAGAACAAGACCAGTTAAAAGCTAAATTAGATGATTTAGAATTTACATTACAAAGTCCTACCAGAAAATCATTTAGATATCCTATTTTTTATGACAAAACTCTTTTACAAAATGTATCTTCAAGAAAAAAATTAGAAGATATTTTTACTGACCATTATACAAAAGAAGGATTACAAGACCCAAGAGCTTCTGCAAAAAATACATTAAGTAAAATTATGGAAGAAGATGCAGAAGAAATGTCTGATTTTAGACCAGCTAAAGGTAATCAAAGTAGAAATAAACATATGCTTCATAGGAAAACAAATATTAATGAATATCAAATATCTGATTTTATGATTAAAGATATTGAAGTTATGTATACTTACCTTGATAGAATGGGGAAACGTATTGAATTTAAAAGAGCTTTTGGAGATAAAAATATAGATGAATTACTAGATGATGCTGAATTTGATATGCGTAAATCTGGTATGAAAGAAAAAAAGATTGCAGAATATAGAGCAGGATTAGCTGGTGATTATGATAGATTAATGGGTTCATTAATTAGAAATCCTGATAGATTAGACAATCAGTTAGCTCAAATGGCAAAAACATATTCTGGTTGGGTTTATCTTCCTTTTGCTGGTGTTGCCGCTATGACAGACCATGGTTCAATAATGTTGGCACATGGTACAAAAAAATATTTTGAAGCAGGACAAATTAAATTATTTGATAAAGCTTTTGCAGAAATGTCTGCTAAAAATTTACGTTCAAGTGGGGAAGGCTTAGATATTGCTAGAGCTTTTGTACAAAGACGTTTGCTTGGTGATACAATAAAAAGAGTCCAACCAAATAGAATAGAAAAATTACAGCAAAAGGGAAGTCAGGTTTTTTATACAGCAAATCTTTTAGGACCAAGTACAGTATTTGCAAAACAAATAGATCATATATTAGTAAACAATCATTTTATAAAATTATGCAGACAATATCAGAATCAAACTATTAATAAATTTGATAGAGAATATCTTGCACGATATGGTTTTGATGAAGATTTAATAAAATATGTAAATGATAGTCCCACAGAAAAAAGTTCTACATCAGATTTTGAAATGGCTAACACAGATGATTGGGCTACAAATACTGAAATAGAACGTGATATGAAAAGAAGATATCAAGCGGCAACGAATCAACATGCTAATAATACAGTTATTTATGGTCAAGCATTTGATAAACCTTTGTTTGTAGATGGTGTTACATATATAAGAGACAATCCATTTTTTGCTTCAATGAGACAAAGATTTCCAAATTTATTTAAAATAGATCAAAGAGCATCTACACAAAATATAAGAATGATACGTGTTGAATCTGGTATGATGACAATCCCATTTACATTTTGGAATTTTACTTTGGGTGCAAACACAAAACTACTTGGTGCTTTGCGTGACCCTAACAGATTATATAAACTTCAAGGTGTTATTGCATTAATGGCTTTAGGTGGTCTTGCTTTAGAAACTAAAGAAAGATTAAAAGGAAGAAGTTTTTGGGGAAAAGAAAATTTAACAACAGTTGATAAACTTGCTAGAACTATTGAATATAGTGGTGTTACAGCTTTTTATGGTGACCTTGGTTATACTGCTGTATCAATGGCGGCAAACTTTGGATTACCAACACCAATACAACCAAAATATTTAAGTAGAGATAAAGATGAAAGATTAGCAGATGGATTAACAGAACCATTTGGTGCTCCTGTTGGTCTTGCTTTAGATTACTACAGAATAATGAATAAATTTTATGAAGGTGAAACTGAAGAAGCATTACAAGATTTAAGGTTTGCAACACCTTTTGTTGGTCATCCATTTATAAGAGGTAGTGTAGAAGATTTGATGCGTGGTGATAGTTTTAGGTTTTAATTATGACAGTATCAGAAGCTGATAATGATAGAAGAGTTACGTATCAACTAAGTGCAAATGTATCCCAAGGAACTTGGACTGTACCTTTTGAGTTTAATGACCATACTGAATTATCGGTATTACTTGTAAACAATACTAATGGTAGTGCTGTATTATATAATGAAGGTACTGGGCATTTACCTTCATCTAATGTATTAGGGGGAAATGGTTCTACTGGAACAATATTACTTGCTTTAACAGGTGCAAGTGGTAGTGGTTCTACTGTTGTTATAGTAAGAGATATTCCTTTAGCTAGAACAACAGATTTTTTAACATCTGGTCCATTTAACATAGAAAAATTAAATGAAGAATTAGACAATCTTCTGTATATGATTGCTGACAATAAAGATAGAGCAGACAGGTCATTACATTATCCAGATAGTGATAAAGATATTTCAACAGAAATACCTAATTTACAAGATAGAGCTAACAAAGTATTAGGTTTCAGTTCTACAGGTGTACCTGTTGTTAAACCATCATTAGATGCTGTTACTGTAAATACACAAACATTGAGTGCTGGTTCAACAGCAGATACAACATATGATGCATCAACAAATAGATTTACTTTTAAAATACCTACAGGTGCTACAGGTGTCACAGGACCAACAGGTTTATCAGGTTCTACTGGACCTACAGGACCAACAGGTCCTACTGGTCTTACAGGTGCAACTGGTCCACAAGGTCCTATAGGACCTTCAGGACCGACAGGACCTTCAGGTGGTACTGGACCTACTGGACCAGCAGGTGATACAGGTCCAGCAGGTCCTACTGGACCTACAGGACCTACTGGACCAAAAGGTGACGATGGACCTACTGGACCAACAGGACCAGATGGTCCTCAAGGTGGTACAGGTCCAACAGGTCCAACAGGGCCAATAGGGCCAACAGGACCAGATGGACCTGCAGGAGCAGATAGTACAGTAGCAGGGCCAACAGGACCGACTGGGCCAACAGGCCCTGCAGGTCCTATTGGTCCAACAGGACCAACTGGTCCTTCTGGTGCAGATGGTAATGATGGAGCTACAGGTGGAGCAGGACCTACTGGGCCTACAGGACCAGCAGGTTCTGCAGGTCCTGCAGGACCAACTGGTCCAACAGGAGATACAGGACCAACTGGTCCAACAGGACCAAGCGGTGCTGATTCAACTGTTGCAGGACCAACTGGTCCGACTGGTCCAACTGGACCAGCAGGACCTACAGGTCCTACAGGAGCAGATTCAAATGTAGCTGGTCCTACAGGTCCGACTGGACCAACAGGACCTGCTGGTCCAGCAGGACCGACAGGACCTACTGGCCCGACAGGACCTGCTGGTTCGAGTGGTGTAAGTAATGCTAGTGATGTAACTGGTGGCATTAGCACTGGTAAATTATTTGTTACAAATGGTTTGATTGATATAAAAAATACAGGCGATCAATCAGAACTACGATTGTATTGTGAAAGCGCAAACGCACATTATGCTGGTATTAAAGCTCCTGCTCATGCTGATTTTAGTGGTAATATAACAAATACATTACCAACATCAAATGGAACTCTGTTAAATACAAATTCAAAAACACAAAACTTATCTAATGTATCAGGTACTGATCCATCAGCAGGTGATTTTTTACGTTTTGGTAGCGATCAATATTTACCAACATCTTTTGTTGCTGGTACTAATATGTCAATTACACATAATAGTAGTAATAATACATTAACATTTGCATCTTCTGGTAGTGGACCAACAGGTCCGACAGGTCCTGCTGGTCCGACAGGTCCTACTGGACCTCAAGGAAATGAAGGTAGTGATGGAGCAACAGGACCTACAGGACCTACAGGACCAACAGGACCTGCTGGTCCTGCTGGTCCAACAGGTCCGACAGGTCCATCTGGTGGTGGTTCTGCTATAACTATACAAGATGAAGGTAGCAATTTATCAACAGCAGCGCAGGTATTAAATTTTGTAGGTACAGGTGTTGTTGCTACTGGTAGTGGTTCAACTAAAACTATAACAATTACAAGTGGTTCTGGTCCTATTGGTCCTACTGGAC